TTCCGGCCTGGTTTGGGCTCGATGTAGGCAATCAGGCAGTTGTCTCCCCAGAGTCGGGTCAGTGTGGGTGTCGCCTTTTTCGGAGTGGAGTTATAGAGCGTTTTGCCGATGATGATATTCTCCATCCCAATTAGCTCAGCGATTTTTGCCGCGCTTGCTACGCCTAGGCCCACATGCTTAACTCTATCTATCACATCAGGATGATTCTTCAGTTGGAGCCAGGCCTCATTTCCTAAAATCATAGTATTGGGATCTCTGCCGATCAGTGCGGCAACGGCATCCTTGCCGGTATCTATATCACCGAGCGGGTCACCATTAGTGGTATCGCTCCAATACTTAAGCCCTGTCCCTCCGGTGAGGGTGATATTATTAGTGATATAGGTCTTGGAGAAGGCAATATCCGCAATTCTTTTCTCCCAGCCGAGCAGGATCATATCGGTGAGCATCTCCACGGATTCAACCTTGGCATCCATTGCGCTGGCATAATATTTGAGGTCCCGGTCATCAATGAGGTCATGCAGAGCATATTCCTCACAGGCATAGCTGTCCTCAGTTACGGTCCAGGGAATCTCCCGGGATTCCGTCCTGGGGGCACGCTTGCTTTCCGGAACTTCAAACCGTTCTTTCCCGAAGACGAAGAATCTTCCCTCTTCGGTCCCGACCGGAATGATCGGGAATACTCTGCCCGCAATAAAAACCAAGTTGCGGTAGGCGATTGACAGATTCGTCAATATAGGATCAATCTGTATTGCACCAGGTTCTGGTGGCATTTTAGTTCACCTCCTTATTTAGTTTATAGTTGATGGTTTATGGTCTATAGCCTTTTTAAGCTATCAACTATAGACTGTCGACTATCAACTGATTTTAGGCGTCACTCGCATGTGCGGTGAAAGCCGTAATCAACGCATCTATCCTCACATTCGTAGAGCTACCGGTTTGTAGAGCTATCGCTCCGCACCATTCGCCAGCAGTGTCAACGACTTCCCCTTCAGCGTTGGCATCGGAAGTAATAAGCTTAGCGATAGCTACCGTTTCGGCAACAATCAATTTGCTTATATTTCCCGGCAGCCTCACTCTGGCAGCTTCTCCATCCCCGGGCGCATTTTGCAGGATTCCGATAGTTCTTCCGTTCGCACCCGCAGCGACTACTTGGTTGTCGGCATCTAGCACTACGAAGTGATATTGGTAATCTGATAAGTCCTCACCGGCCTTAAAGGTTTTGTCTTCAGGCATTTTAGTTCACCTCCCCCTTTTTTTAGGATTAAGTTGTAAGAATTAAGGATTAAGCTTAATTCTTAATCCTGAATCCTTAATTCTATTTCGCTATTTCCTCCTGATACTTCTTCACCAGCTCAGGCTCTTCAGCTTGCAGCTTTTTCAGAGCATCACCATAGGTCAGCTCCTCATCCTCCTTGAGCATCTCTTTCACTTTCTTATCCACCTCTTGAACTGCCGTTTTTTCCTTCTCACCCTCACCAGATTGGCTATATTCCTTGAAAATACCTTCGGCAAAGTTGGGCTGAGTTTCCAGGAATTTCTCCAGGAGCTCTCTCTGGGAAACTTTGGTCTCCTTACCTTCACCATCAGTGTAGGTATGGACTTTCTCCTCTGAAGCGCTCTCCAGGAGTTTCTGGACCGTCTCCTTATGCTTCGGCAGCCAACGCATATCCTGCTCAGTCGAGTGAGCCGTTATGAAGGTCTTGATCTCCTCCTTCCGGGCCTTTTCCTGGGCCTCCTTGTTCTCCTCTTCCATCTTCTTCAGCTTCTTCTCAGCATCCTCTTTTTCCTTCTGAAGAATCTTGAGCTGCTCGGTAGACTGCTCACCGGTTTCCTTCAGCTCCGCAATCTCCTTGCTGAGCCTCTCTTTCTCCACCTCGTATTGCTTTTTCAATTCCTCCAGTTCCATCTGATTCACCTCCTTTTCTTGGGGTTTGAAATCAACTTCATATACTTTTACATCGGCCTCCTGCACACCATACATAGCCGCAATATCCGCCAGGCTGGTTACCGCGGGAGGGTCGCTTCCCAGAAAAGCCACCGCGGAAAGGACCCGCCGGAACTTCTCTTTGGTAGAAGGCTCGATATAATTCCAGATTACTTCCGAGGAGACCCGCTTATATCCACCTTTATTAATCACCTCGGCCAAAACCTTGGGCACGCCCTGGATGAAAGCCATTACCCTATCGCCAGCTCTTTTCAGCTTGGTAATCCAGCCGCCGGCGGGAAGGCCGCTACTCTGTAAGATTTGCTGGTCCTTATCATGCCCCAGCTTCACAAAGGGCTTGAGTTTGCCAATAACCTGGTTGGTCCCTTCTACCAGATCATCTATATCCTGGTCGGTATAGGTGTCCTTGTTCCAGGTGCCCTTCGCAAATACATCCTGCCAGCCAATGTCCACTGTCTCTATATAACTATGCTGGGTAGTCTTCTCCCATTTGTCGCCTTTCTTCTCCCAGCCGGCCTTTTCCAGACCTGCCCAGGCGGTTTGATTAGCTAATTTCTCCTGGTCCTCTTTATCCTTGTACTGCTCCCAGGCATTATTGAAAATCTCAATCCAGATCTTCTGCGCCTCCGCCGGCAGACCCTTGATCCGGTCGGGTATATTGTCAGGATATTTGTACGGCATCTTTCCCTCCCTTCCTCATTTATAGAATCCTTTCGGGTTCAGGGCTCGTGCTTTCATGACATCATGCGGCGAGATGACCTCGAATTGCTCTCCCAGAAGTACTGGCACCAATATTGATCGGCAGCTGAAATCCAGCGGCGGCACCATTACCGCCGGGTCACCTTTGGCGAATACCTTCCCATCCAAAAGCTGACACTGTAGAGTGGTGGCTTCATCCATCACCGCGGAGAATCCATAGCCGGCCATCATCTCCGCAATCGCCGGGTCATTCATCTCCGCGAACCGTCCCTGGTTATAGGCATCCGAAAAATTGGTGCGGATAGTCGCCTCCAGCCGATAGGGTTGTACCGGTTTACCATCTTTCAGCTCCAGACCCTCTCCGCCGATGAATTTCTTGAACATCTCATCCAATTCATGCTGCAGTTTATAGGTACTCCAACCCTGTTTGAGCCCCTGGTAGAGAAGTTCCTTACCCTCTTTTACGATGGCATCCTTGGTATAGCCGGCAATAGAGATACTCTTGGTTTTGAGATACTGCAGAGCTTTTTCCGGTACCATTCCCAGGGGCTCACCCTGATATTCTTTCTTAGCCCGTTTGATTTCCTCTTTCACACAGTCCTTGCCATACTCAAATAATTTGACCAGCCAGTCCCGGATACGGTCCCGGAAATCTCCCACATAGGAAAGCTGGATTTTCTCCACCTCATTCACCCGCCGCTTCTCCAGAATCTCTTTCTTAGCAATGAGTTTTTTCAAAGCTTCCCGTTGTTTCAGGAGAATCTGTTTCAGATCCTCAGCAGCCTCGCTTTCATAATTGACCAGGTCCCGGATAATCTGGGCAAAATTAACCTTCTTCTCTAAGGCATTCGGCTTGCGGGAGAAGATATGGACTGAGTGGGTGAAGGGTTGTAATTGCCCTTTCGGAGGTGGTAATTCCACTCCTTCTTCTCTGGCCGGGAGGTCCAGGAAACCTCTTACCCATGCTTCTTCAGGATTGATGAAACCGCCTTCTACCAGCATCTTGCAGATCTCAGCTTTATATTTTTGGTCCTTTTGGATTAGAGATTCAAAGCGGAATTTGGGATAGAGCGGAGTAGCAAAGTTATAGTAAATCAAGGGCTTGATGAGTTGCTCGTGCATGATGGTATCCTCAGTCTCCTTGCCCAGCCATTCCAGGACGTAGATAAAAATGTCAAAATGGGTCTTGGAAAGGGCCCAGCTTCCTTTCTTTCCGGTATCCATGAGGAGCGTCCCTACCAAGAGGGCCCGGGCAATCATGGCATTATTGGTATCAAATGCAGATTTATACCCGGCATCACCCCTCCTAGTAGCCTCCAATAGGTCCACCTTGAGGTTTTCCGGAATTGTTATCTTGGTGTCAGACTGAATCTTACCGAGGATAGCCAGAAAATCATCCTGTTTAGTATCGGGCGTCCCCGGTGGATATCTCCCGATAACCGTCGGCTGGCCGAACTTCTCCAGGAAGATATTCCAGAAGCGCTGAAGCACATCATTGGAGAAATAGTAGCGATACGCCGCCCGGAAGTCGCTTTTCCCATAGATTGAATCGCTGTCATCATCATCCGGGTTATAGGAGAGGATAATGAATTTGTTAACAGGGAGAGGCCTTCTATTTACTCCTTCTAAGAGTCCGTTCTCTTTGAGATTGCCGTGCTCATCGCAGTCGAAATTATAATTCCTGGCTTTGCGCACTTTAATATTTTGCAGGCCGATCATGCCGGCGAATTCTCCATCCGGGATAACATAATAATTTATCTCCCCAATAGAATAACCGTCCCTCATCGCATTCCAGATTTTCAAAAGAAAAGAATATACTGATCCCTTCATCTGCTCGAAGTTGCAGTCAATGAATTCTGCCTGTCTTTCCGCCTCCTCGTTATCTTCCTCGGCCGGGTCAATATGCCAGGGCGTAGAGAGCCGGGCAAATTTCTTAAGTAGGAAAACTGCCTTCACCTGCCCGTCTCTATCCTGCATCTGTCGGTATATATCCAGTCCCTTCTTCCCGATGAGGTCATCCGGGTTATAGGTGCCCAGTCCGGAAAGTCCCCAGCGGTCCACCGAGGCCGAGGACAATTCTCCCATCTCCGGCTTTCCCAAAACCTTCTGGGCATAATTTTTTAGGTTTTCGATGACCTTCATTTTTTTTGCCTACCAGTCCTGATTCGCCATCACCGACGGCCCTGCGCTCTTCGCCTCGATAGGTGCATAATCTTCTACCAGCGCCACCGCTCCCTCCAGGGCATCGGGGCCATCATCATGTACCCCGGTCTGACCGTGGAAAATGAGCTGCTCCACCAGCCGGTCCTGGTCGCTGTGCCCTTTCTGAAAACGAATTTTCCCTCGCTCTACTCGAGGGGAAAGTGATTGTATCCGTGCTTCTTTGTTGGTGCTTTGCGTAACCGGTTTGAGCGGCAGACGGTACCCTTTCTCCTTCGCCAGAGTGTCAAAGGCAAACCAGAGAAAATCGCCGATATTATTCTCCTCCCCGCCGATTTGCAGCGGGTGAAATTCTTCATAGCGGTTGTAACTGGCCCGACATATAGCATCCGGGGAACAACGTTGAATATAAGCATGCAAAACATAGATGATCCTATCGGCATCCACACCGATAATAATCAATGCCTTATAATCACTCGTCTCGTTAGATTTCAGCGAGGGATCTAAAAAGGCATAGATTCGTTCGATTCTCCCAATAATTTCCTCCGGATAATAATATTTGATCCATTCCTCCCGGAAGGAGCCTTCCTCATCCGCCGGTCTCTGCTGCATCCAGCGGTTGAATTCCACCGTACCCATGCTTTTCTTCTTTTTATCGAGTTGCTTTTTGGTGAATCCTTCCGGCCAGTAAGATGTTCCGTCGTCCTGGATAGCCTTCCATACACTGGAAGGGTGAAGTAGTTCGCCACTCTCATCTTTTTCCTCGATGAAATGACTCATCACGCAACGTTTGGCGATGATCTGCCCTTCCATGAGCATGTTGTATCCCTCTGCCATACCGCCCTGTACTTCCCCTTGCAGCCAGGAAATAGCTTCCTTGACGAGCTTAGGATTTTTGACATTTTTGGAGTTCTCCAGGTCAGTAATTACAAGTCTGTCCGGGCGGTATTGCCTCCAGCGTAATCCCTTGAAAGCCTGCCCGCGTCCCCGGGCAAGAATCCTCACATTGTTAGCAGTGACAAAGTCCGCATCACCCCAATAATAGGAGCCTCTCAGGTTCCCGAAGTCCTGCTTGATGCGCTCGTTTTCTTCAATTTCCAATTTGATGAAACGAGTAAAATCCGTGGCTTGGACATCCGTTTCCGAACCGATGATGATAAAATGCTTTAAAACAAAGCAAATGTCGTGCATAGGAGTTCCCAGAGCCGCCTCAGCAGTCTTTCCTGATTCACGTGGTCCGGCAAAGAATGCCGGCTCGTCCGAGATATCCAATTTAGAGCTAAGATCTCGGTGGAAATCGCCGAAAGGTTTGTAGAAATAATGCGGGCAATACGTCTCCATGAACCAGAGGCGGTCATGCCGGGCACGGGTACGGCGTTTCTCCTTGGCCTCTTCCGAATCATCCTCGAACCGGGTCGCCTCGGTCTTCATTCGGGCCAGAATTTCCTGGGACCGCTTATCAAATTCTTTCAGGGAGAGTCGTTTCATAACTTCTTCAATTCCTCTTTCAGTTTGTTAGCTCCTTCAACTACCCCTACCAATTCCTCCATATCCTGCTTGGCCAGGTTTAACCTTTCCAAAGAAAGCTCTTCCTGCCCACATAGAAATAGGGCGTAGTTAATCTGCTCCATAAGGCCCTGTGCCCTGATAAAAAGTTTCTTCAATTGTTCCTGTTTCTCTACCTGGATTCCTTTCTTCATCAAATCTTCCGCTCGACTCATCTTTTATCCTCCAATAGCCAGATTTATACCCGGCGAACTTATAAGTAACTCGCTGAATTGTTTTGTCGCTCTAATATTTATCCTTCGCTGCCGGCTCAAAGAAATAAATCCAAAATTAGAAAATAGTTCTTGATTATCAGGATTATCATTCACAGTTAAAAGCCATTGCCCTTTTGCTGCGGTGAGGATATCTTTTAAGCTAAACATATTCTCCTGTGACCAGGCTCCAAATGCAGTCCTACTACATTGAGTATAGGGAGGATCCAGAAAGAAAAAGGTTCCAGATCCATCATAGAGTTTGAGGCAACGTTCATAGTCGAGGTTTTCGATGTTTACCCGGTCAAGTCTCACTCTTAGCGCTTCAATTGCTCTTAGCATGTTTTCAATACTTTTGTTCGAACCTCCTCCCGACTTCTTCCCGGTGGCATATCCGTGATCATGACAGCCACCAAAAGATAAACGTTGTACCCAGAACCAGCGAGCTGCGCGTTGTATATCGGTCAGTCCTCTTTGAGCGCTGAAATCATAAAATTCAAGCCTGCTATTAAGGCAGTACTGCAACTCTCTCAAGAGTTCCCTGGAATGGAAGCGCACACATCGGTAGAAATTTATTATGTCCCGGCTAATATCATTGACGACTTCGATCTTGGACCGCTCTTTAGCCAGGAGAACAGCCAGACCGCCGGCAAAAGGCTCGCAATAGCAGATATGCTCAGGTATGTTGGGGAGAATATATTTCAATGCCCAGGACTTGCCTCCTGGCCAGGCAAATGCTGGTTTAACTCTTGTTTTTGTCATATCATCCCCTAATATATTCAAAATATTCCCGCATCCGCTCCCCTAACCATTCTAATTTGTCTTCCTCTTTTTTCGCCCGGTCTTTGAGGAAGCGGGTAAAGTCGTCGAACACGGTTATGGTCGCCTGGAGTGTATCCACTCCCCTGCGGATCTTCCCGATGGAAGCTACAATCTTGGCCAGCCCATCTATGAGTTTGGAATTGATTGCTTCCGCGGGAAGCTTCCGTACTTGCTCTATCTTGAGGGTAAGCACATCCTCCAGAGCCTGCACGGTCCCTGCTGGCGAAGCCTCATAAGCCCGGCGCTTCTCTTCCCATTTGGATGTCTGCTTCCATTTCGATAGCGTATTTATGGAGACCCCGGTGAGCTCGGATATCTGCTCCAGCGTCCGGTGTTTCTGCACATACAGCCGCTCACATTCCTGACCATAAATCCCATACTTACTCATTCTTTTTTTTACAATTCATAATTCGTAATTGCCTTATCCACGAATAATTTTCATAATCAAAAAAATTAAACTAACTATGGCCACAGCACTACCCAGGGCACCCAGGAGGCTGTAAGTTTTGAGTTCTACCCCCCGCAGGCGCTTGAAGATTTCGGTGATTTGAGTTTGATGCGTGATATTCACTGTTTTCTGCTCAGCGATGGACATCTTCACAACGGTATGGATATTATCTATGCCTGACTTGAGCTGGACATGTGTGACCCGATTAGATTTTGTAGATTTTGTAGAATTTTTCGACATTCTACAATCAATTCTACGGAGGAGTGTTCTGACTGTCTAAGGAATCTGCGGTAAGCTGCGGAATCTGAGAAACTTTTTTTTTGAAAAAAATCCGCTTTTTAGATAAGATTTTTTTCCTTTTTGGTGATTTCGGAGGTAGGAATACGCCATACGCCGCGCACCTTGAAAGCCGAGAGATCGCCTTCATTGATCATCCGGTAGATAGTGTCACTTGACACATTCCACCTTATCGCCAAATCCTTCACCGTATTGTAAGATTCCCTTTCTTCATTCATGGTCTTCCTCCCCTTCTTCTTCAATATCATCATGGATATGTTCAACTTCCTTCTTCAAATCTTTGAGTTTAGCGATAGTCCCTATTAGCTCCCGGCGGAGTTTCAAATTCCGCTCTCTTTGCTGTTTCATCCAGGGGCAGATGAAATCCTCATCGTTTATCTTTCTTTTTTTATTCTTCAATTTTGGTTTCAATTTTTCTTCTCTGGTTCCCGTTTTCAGGGCTGCTTCCACCTTGGGGAGCTCGAGCTTCAAATGCTTACCCAATCTCAGATAGGGTATCCGACCAATTTTGATCATGTAATAGATTTTCCCGCGGCCGACGCCGAGATGTTTTGTTAATTCTCCTACACTTACTAATTTCTGGTTTTCGCCCATTTTTCCTTCTCCCTTTGATCTTTCTTCAGATGAGGATTATTTCTGTGCTTCTCCGCCCATTGTTTCCGTTTTTTCAGCACCTTCACAAACTTCTGCATACTCTCCGGATCCGCAGCATCAAAATCTCCCCCCATCACATGATTAAAGAATCCTTTAAGATTCACAATTCCTGCCTCCGGCGCCAGATGCTCTATCATCCTGCGGCTGTCCCCCCCACCGTTTTGCTCCGCAAACCGAAACTGTGGGGGCAGGCAGGTCTTACCCTTCAGATGGTCCAGAGCCTTCCCAATTTGCCAGGGGCTCAGTCGCCGGATGGATGTGTACCTGGTCAAATCAAATACCAACGCATGGAGTTTTGCACTGGCTTTTTCTCTGCCAAAAACATGATTTGCCGTCCCCCACAAGGCTCTAAGCATAACAACCCGGGGGGGATATCTCTTCTTCATCCGTTCACCTGCGTTTACCCGTGTTAATCTGTATTACTACTGATCGCGAAAACTAGAATTGATTTGTCCATGTCCTCGCGGAAAACACTCTCAGCTATCGCAAGTTCAATAAGTTTTACTTTTCCTAGCCCCCATTTCTCTTGCACTAATTTCTCAATCTCCTTATCATCCAACTGTATTTTCCCTTCCATAATCCCTCCCTTATCCTGTTAATCCTGTCAATATTTTTTTCTTCCTATGTTTTTTGTGTCCTCAGTGGTTAGTTCCGTGTTCCGAAACTTCTTCCAGCGTTAACTGTCCCAATAACTCCGGCAGGCTGATTTTTCTGAGCTTGGCCGCCCGCTTCAGGATACTCAGCGCATGTCCCCGCAGGGTCTCGTAGGTTTTCTTCAACTCCTCGCGGTCCGCAATCATGTAATACCCGCCGGCGTAATTAGAGCCGATAGGCTGGCCATGCTCCTCGATGAGGTCCTTGATCGCCTGTCTGATAGTCCGATCATCCAAGCCGGTGAGGAGCGAGAGCTCCATCCGGCTAACGCTGTTCTGCTTCCCCTTGTGGTGCAGAATCTTGGAGAGGACCAGCCCCTCCTCAGTAGTCAGAAATAGATCCTGTTCTACCATTTTCTCCTCCTTGTCTCCCTAGTTTTCGATAGAAAACTAGGGAGACAACCCCCCTGCCACATTTCGCCCCTAGAAATTGCCATGCAATTTCAGGGACCTAGTCCCGGGAATCCTGCGGATTCCTCGGGGGAGAAATGTAGGGGGGCCATCAACTGTCCTTATCAATTCTTTCAATCTTACAGCTCGGCTTTTTCTCCTTGATCTCGATGGCTCCTAGAAGGAGTCCCTTGAGATTTTTATCTTTCGTGGTCTTCATAAACTCTATCGCTTCCCGGGTCGGCTTGTAGCTCACCGTCCGTTTGAAGAATTTCCGGAATCTCTTCGCCTTAAGGGCCGGCGCCAGATTCTCCACCTTCTCAATATCCGCCTTCTCGGTCTGCCCCCAGATGACCTGGGACTTGCCAATGATACCATTCAGAGTACAGGACCCCCGGCCATTGCGCTGTTTACTGGCAATCCGGATCAGATTCGCCTTCACAAAATCCAGCCCGGTACTCAGCTCACCAATTTTCTCCTGTAAATTTAATCCGGAGCGGGTGAGCTTGACAATCCTGGCCTCCTCCGGCGACACCCGATAGATCCGATTATTGATCCGCATTTCTCTCTTTTGTCCTTCCTTTCTCATACTCTCATCACCTCCTTTTTTACCTGTGTTAATCTGGGTTCATCTGTGGTTAATTTTGACCTGACTATCTCGGAAAGCTCCCCCGAGGGAGCGAGCTTTTTTTCTTCTTTATATCCTAAGAATCGGGCCAGACTTCCCTTACTCAACTTCTTCTCACCCGCCAGGTAAGCCTCGCCCAGGATCCGGTAGATAATGCTCTGTAGTTCCAGCACTGATACATTGAAAGAGGCCAACAGCGCAAGCGTATCCGGCTCGCAGATAGATGCAATACCTTCCAGATACAGCTCCTGTTCCCCAGTGCTGAATCCCGAAAGTTCCACTATCTCCGTGCGCAGACCCATCTCCTTGACCCTCTCCAGCTTCATCTTCAGCAATGGCTGGCCGATGAGCAGGAGAGAAAATAGGGGACTCTGTCCCAGGTACCGGAGCTCACGCAGACGTTTCAGAGCCCTCAAGGTATTCAGAGGTAGGGCATGGGCCTCATCAATCACCACGCAGACCTTCCTCTGCTGTCTTACCCCCCAGCCTAAGAGTCTTTCCACCTGGCGGCGCCGGGCCAGACGTGATTTTCTGGGTTTTTCTTCGGAAACATCCTGGACGATCGCCTCCTCTACCATCCCGATACGGGCCGTCTCCATATCTACGATTGAAGCTTCTATTATCTTCAATCGCGGTATTCGGTTATCGGTTTTAGGCTTTAGGGATTCCCATACCGCCGTTGTCTTCCCAGTACCGACTTCCCCAATCACCGCCACCGCATCGTCATTTTGCACCGTGCCGGCAATCGCACTCCTAACCGCAATTATATCCACGGTCTCTACCAATTTGCCTTTGAATGGATCTGCCTTTAACCCAAAATGCTCCAATACCTGATATTTATTCATGCTCTCCTCCTTCTTTAACCACCCAAATATTCTCTTGCCTTTAGTTTATCCAACCTACTAATTTTATCCCGCAAAGGATACCCAAAAGGAAAATTATTATGCGGGCCACTAGAGTAGCAAGCTCCCAGCGGGATTGACCGAAATAAATATATAGAAGGCCCGCGATAGCTGCCCAAATAAGTAGCGTAATAAGTGACAATCCCTTAATCATCTACTGTCCTTCAACGTCGCCCCCTTCAACTCCATCGCCACATCCCGGATGCGATCCTTATCCAGGGTCTCCTCCAAAAACTCCTCCATATCCTCCTGCTATTGCTATCAACAAAACTCCCACAATAACTGTTAAAGACCAAAACCCTAAAAGGAAACATGTTCGTACTTTAGAGAGATCATTTCTTAAACCTAGTTCCCAAGCCCTAAAAAATGCTACCCAAATTAATAATCCTCCTAACAAGGGAAACAGCGGTTTCACCTTCTCTACATGTTCAAGGATTTCGTTCACTCTTTACCTCCTTGCCCCCCCTGCTTATTTTCGAAGAAAACAGAATTAATCGGTTAACACGGAAACCAGCCAATATTTATCAACCTTCCGGAAATCAATTCCATGAACATTTTCTCTGATATATCCTTTTATATCTTTGTCTTTGATGAAGTATATATCCCCGCCTTGTTTTTCGGTCCTTTTTGTATGCCTATGTTCCGCTTTCAGTCTTCCCTGATTTATGGCCTTCAGGATAAAGTGAATCTCCACCCCAAAACAAAAAGCTAAAGATGTTGCAGATCGCCCGTCTAAATTCTTAAGATATTTTGATCTTTTCCTTTTGAGGACAATACCGGCAACACTTCTTTTAAATCCTGATTTTTCTAGTTTTCGTTGAATTGTTTCCGGAGTAAAATGTGCGTTTTTTTCTAATATTCCAAGTTCTCTCTTGCTCCAGTTCGGTTCTTTGCGCTGCTTTGCTATCCAACCCTGTTGAATTGCATAGCGCGAAACCTTCCACCGCGGAAGTCCCAATCTTGAAGCAAGATTATTAACCTGGCCTGCTCCTGTCACATCCTCATATGCCCGTTTTATTGCCTGATGCATAAAATCATTAATGGGATACTTCTGTTTGTGTCTTTTTATCTCCATGTTATCAGCCATTAGCTATAGACCATCAACTATAAACCGCCCTTGAGTATCGCCCCCCTCAGCTCCATCGCCACATCCCGGATACGATCCTTATCCAGCGTCTCATCTAAAAATTGCTCGAGTGCTTTTTCGGTATCGCCGCCTAATGATGAAATAGGTCGCTCGAGCAGCCGGGCAATCTCCCTCCGCGCCTCATCCTTATCCCGGAATATACGAAACTGCTCAAAAGGATCCTCTACTTTGATTTTGCCGGCACTTTTTATCTTATCCTCTGCCTCACTAATTACCTGCTCCACCTCATGGCTTTCTTCCTTTTCGTACATGAGTTTCTTTATCGTCCCTCGTCCCTCTTCCTTCTTCTCTCGTATTTTCATCCCCTCCGGTTCCTTCTCACTCTTGAACTGCCCGAAGGCCGGGATGGTCGCCAGGATCACCTTGTGCTTATTCCCCTTCATATCCTCGGCGATGAGGCTGCCATCATAGAGTCCCTCATATACCCAGATCCACTCGTCCCAAATATCCTTTACCTCATAGATAATTCCCTTGTAAGAAATGAATCCGTCCGTTCCCACCTTACGTTTATGGGGCAGATAAACTCTTCGGAAGGCATCTCTGGGAATATCCATCACTCCGCCCTTCTCATTGATTCTGAGCCAGGTTTGCTCTTTGGTGAGAAATTTCATGAAGCGGTGAGCGCGTTGATTATATTCCAGAATGTAATTGATGAAGCGTTTATTGAGCTCGCTGAGTGAGATCTCAAAATTCTTCCAATCCGGTAAGGCAAAGAATTGCTTTTCGAAACCTTGCCAGATAGTACGCCAGGGACGTTCTATCTTGCCGGTAGCCTGGGGACTGCCAGGCATGTGGGGGTAGGGTTTCACTCCACAATTCTGCAGAAATTTTTTCACCTCAGTCATCTTGACCAATGGTCCTTGGTCCATATAGAGCGTCCAAGGAATTCCCCGGAAAACAATACGGGGATCTTTGTCTTTACCCCAGGCCCACCATAAAAACTCCAGGGCATCATGGGCGGCCTCAGCTATAGCTACCCGGTATTGCCCCACCCAATAGCCAGAGTGGTCATCGGTGAGACCATAGAGCCAGACCCGCATGTTCTCGTTCTTGGGTTTGTTCTTATAGCGTTGGCTATGGGAATAGAGACTTAATACCCAATCATTGTTCTCGCGGCGTTTGACATAGAAATAGTTAGAGCCGGAGACATCGAATTGATGCACTTCATTCGGATGGCGGGCCTGGAATCGCTGCACTTTC